ATGCCTAGTAAATAAAGGAGCGGATGTTAATACTAGGTGCGAAGATGGGATTACACCTTTACACATTGCTGTTATAAATAATAACCTTGAAGTAGTAAAATGCCTAGTAAATAAAGGAGCGGATGTTGATGCTAGGGGGAATAATGAATAAATCAATTTGCTATGTATAGCGGTGGATCATTAAAATTAACGTATTCAACTAGAAATAAAGCTGAATGGAATATAGAGGAATAAAATGAGTAAACACGAATTAAACAAAAAATTATTTAATGCAGTAATGAATAATAACCTTGAAGTAGTAAAATGCCTAGTAGAGCAAGGAGCGGATGTTAATGCTAGGGACGAAGATGGGATTACACCTTTACACATTGCTGCTCGGGAGGGAAAGCTTGAAGTAGTAAAATGCCTAGTAGAGCAAGGAGCGAATGTTAATGCTAGGGACGAATATGGGATTACACCTTTACACATTGCTGCTCGGGAGGGAAAGCTTGAAGTAGTAAAATGCCTAGTAGGGCAAGGAGCGGATGTTGATGCTAGGGACCAAGATAGGATTACACCTTTACATTATGCTGCTCAGGAGGGAAAGCTTGAAGTAGTAAAATGCCTAGTAAATAAAGGAGCGGATGTTAATGCTAGGGACGAAGATGGGATTACACCTTTATACATTGCTGCTCGGAAGGAAGACTTTGAAGTAGTAAAATGCCTAGTAGGGCAAGGAGCGGATGTTGATGCTAGGGACCAAGATAGGATTACACCTTTACATTATGCTGCTCAGGAGGGAAAGTTTGAAGTAGTAAAATGCCTAGTAAATAAAGGAGCGGATGTTAATGCTAGGGACGAAGATGGGATTACACCTTTACACATTGCTGTTATAAATAATAACCTTGAAGTAGTAAAATGCCTAGTAGGGCAAGGAGCGGATGTTAATGCTAGGAACGAAAATGGGACTACACCTTTACATTATGCTGCTCGGGAGGGAAAGCTTGAAGTAGTAAAATGCCTAGTAAATAAAGGAGCGGATGTTGATGCTAGGGGGAATAATGAATAAATCAATACGGATTTACCATTAACAAGATTGACTTTAAAATATATAAAGTTATATATATACTTACAAATATATATAAAGATATCAACATGCATGTAATAGCAATACTCAACCAAAAAGGCGGTGTTGGTAAGACAACATTAGCTACTAATATAGCTACAAAGCTCCATCTTGATAATGAGAAAGTCGTATTGATAGATTCTGACCCTCAAGGTTCAGCTCGAGATTGGCACGCATCGGGTGATAGTGATTTGCCAGTAATAGGACTGGATAGACCAAATTTAGATAAGAATATACAAAAAATAGCAGGTCAATTTGATTGGATAATTATCGATGGTGCTCCACAATTAGCAGAAATGGCAATATCTTCTATTAAATGTTCTGACTTAATTATTATACCTGTACAACCTTCCCCATATGATATTTGGGCGTCTTCTGATTTAGTAGATATAATTAAGCAACGACAATCTATAGCAGATGGAAAACCTAAAGCGTATTTCTGTATTAGTAGGAAGATAGCAAATACAACGCTGAGTAATGAAGTATTAGAGGCGTTAAATGGCTATGAATTACCAACAATGCAAGCTAGTACATCGCAACGCGTAGTATATCCAAAATCGGCAGCACAAGGCAAAAGTATATTTGATGCTCCAAAAAACATTGATGCAATAGAAGAAATCATAAATATAGTAGAAGAGTTAAAGCAGATAATATGAGTTTATTAAAATCAGGCAGACCATCTGCAAAAGTAAAAATAGACAAAGTAGAGAAAATGAAAATGAATATTAATATAGATAAATCCTTACATAAGGAAATAAAGAGATACGCATTAGAGAACGATATTACTATAACTGAACTAATCATTACATCTTTACGTAAAGTTATAAAGAAAAACTCATAACATTATACCTACATGACTGAACAGAAACCTACACTAAAGCTTAAGCTGTCAGGCGAAGCATTACTTAAGTTACAAGCAAGAATACCTAAACCAAAGCCACCAGAGCCTAAGCGTTCGGAAATATTTATTGGCAAAGGCGGTAAGGTATCAGCTAATAATGCTTTAAACAAATATCAAGCTAAAAAGGAAGCAGAAGCTAAGGCAAAAGAAGAGGCTAGACTAAAGGCATTAAAGCCAAAAACAGAATACGAAAAGTTCTTAGAAACTCCGATTAGTATAAACCAATATTATAAAATATTGCTACAACTTCAAGAATCTAACCCAAAAGCCTTTCCTCCAAAAGATAAACCAGCGCGACCACTCGCTATTGGTATACATAAGGAAATAGCAAAAATCTTTAATATAAGTAATAAAAAGGCATTTTATTTCTGCCGTATTTATTGCGGAACACAGCGTTATAAGGATGCTTGTGTAAAAGGAGCAATCAGACGTACATTAAAAGGTAAAAATGGTGGTTTGGTAGATTAATATGGACAAAAAAACACTCATTAAAAGAGATACACTGATTAAGTGTCTTAAAAACAGTGATGAGAATATTCCTTTAGATGAACTTTTATTGTGGCTTTCTAGATATACTAGCAAAAACATTACATATAGTTAAAACTCTTGGTAATACTTACTAGATATGGTATAATCTTGCATATAGAAGTGTTTATTTTGACTGCGAGAAATAATGTTTAGTTTTTTGAATATTGCCCGATGGGTAAAATATTATATATTTCATAAATCTTTTTTTCTGGGTTTATGCTTATCTATCGGGTTATTCTCTCCATACATATTTGGCCCAGATAATCTAGCTGAAGAGTTGGCGGAATTATTTGTCTATGAGAAGACAGGTATATTTTTAGATTTTACTCCAGGCTCAAAAGAATCAGTTTCACAAGATTTTCAGGATTAATAGACCTTTCAACTAAATATGGATTGCACTAATGGAAAAAAAAATAATAGCTGCTGCTCTTATTATATCAATAATCAATATATTTGTTTCAATCACTACTAATGACAATTCTAAGTCATTAATTAGTCAGATAGAAAAACATTCTGTACATCCTCTACATGGTACATATGAACAAAAAACCTTTGGCTGTCAGCCATGGGATGCATGCCATCATTAAAATAGAGGATGATATTTTATGAAGACTCAAAGCTCTTTTGAAGAAAAAACTAATGTAGTTATTAATGCTAAAAGGCGTTTCAGCCTTGATGATAATTTATTGCCTTCTCATATACCTGATCAGCTAGAGCAAAACATTCAATCTCAATCATCACTTAACTCTAACAATGTAGGTAGTAGTTGCAAGAAGAAGGCTTTAATAGGCGGACTAAGTGCCTTTATTGGCTTAGGCGTTGGTATGGCTATGATGCCAATATTCAATGAAGAAGTGGAGCATTTAGATAGATATGGTATTGATGTTCATGAGAATAGCTCACTCTTTACCATTTCGACATTGAATACATTATTTTTAATGAGTAGCTATGCTGCTTTTTTTCTGTATAAGTTCTTTAGTCATTCAGATAACGAAGAACATGAATTAACTGAGTTTCAGACGAAGTCTTTAGTTGCATGTAAAGCTTTGGCAGGTGCTGCCTCAATAGCTCCTCTGGTAATGCTTTGGAATATTGAATTTGACAATCAGGAAGTAGAAGGTACAAGTGGTTTTGATCAATTCATGGCTTGGGCTGCAATTTCTAGCATACCATTGATTATTTTTAAAGCACTAGGTAACTATGAAGAAACTAGTGAGTTTGTGAAGCATGAACTAGTTAATGCTCACGAGTTAAATAGCTTAGGTTCTAAAATAGCAGTGTATGGTATAGATAGCATTGCTTTAGTGGCAAGATGCATTACTTATATGCACTTAACTAATGAACTACTAGAAAATATTGGCTTGCACAAAGAAGCTTCACTAGCATTAAGTATCATTACTAGTGGCGTTATTAGTAATGCTGTTGTTGCTGTTAATGAGCATTCTAAGCTCAAGAAACTGTTTTTACCTCATAAAGAGCATATAGGAGCAAAAGAAGTTGCTTTAGGTGTGTTTTCTGCTGCCGAAGGTTGTTGGTTTGCTCTACCTCTTGTTTCCGCTGGATTAGAGGCAACTGATGGATGGAATCCTCTATTAAGAGGAGGTTTATTTGTTCCAATGTTTATATCTCATGCAAATCTTGAAGCTAACGGCATATTTAACGCATTAATGCCAACGCATACACATCATGAGCAGGAAGAGTTGCAAATGTCTCTGCTTGGTGATGGTTCGGAAGATTTATCTCAAAATCAGGAGTTGGTATAAAATGGAAGCATCAATTAACTGTATCAATTTAATCAAAGAATTTGAAGGATTTCGTCCTACCCCTTACAAATGTCCTGCTGGTAAAAATACAATTGGCTATGGTCATGTTATTATTAATCCATCACCTATAACAAAAATAACCGAAGAATCAGCTCACAATTTACTTAAAAGTGATTTACTAAAAATTGAATATTACCTAAAAAATATTATTAAAGTAGAACTATCACAAGCTCAATTTGATGCTCTTTCTAGTCTTATATACAATTGGGGTTTTAGAAATTTTGGAAATTCAAAAGGTTTAAAAGTTTTAAATGAAGCTAATTACACCAAAGCTGCTGAAGAATTTTTTAGCAAGGAAAAAGGAGTTGTTAATATTAAAGGCAAATTTTCTAATGGTTTATATAGAAGGCGCCAAGAAGAATTAAAGCTATGGATTTTATAAAGAAAAGCAAATACAGAAACCAACCTACAATTGTTGATGGAATACGTTTTGCCTCTAAGAAAGAAGCTAAACGCTATCATGAGCTAAAAATATTAAAACAATCTTGTAGGGTTAAAGAGTTTGAATTGCAGAAATCCTATAAGCTAGCTGGTCGTTATCGCTATGTATGCGACTTCTTTGTTAAGTGGAGAAATGGAACAGAGACAGTAGAAGATGTTAAAGGCTTTAAAACACCAGTATACAAGCTTAAGAAGGCTTGGATGAAAGATAAATATAATATAGACATTGTAGAGATTTAAATATGCAAAAACCAATAAGTGAAATAGATGAATCAAATATAGATATTGATAAAATATTGGACCCATTTAAAGGTAATCAAACTGTTCAGTCTGAATATATTGAAATATCAGAATCAAAGTTGGTTGGTGAAAAATCCAGTTTTTCTATTTTAGACGAAAACTATGAAAATATTTAGCTTTCTATTCAGTAAATTAGAGACCGCTGGATTAGCTATATTAGCTATTCTTAGTTTATTTTTGCTTGGTCGTAACAGCAGACTTTCCAAAAAAAATAAGGCATTAAACAATATTAATACTAATCAGAATAAAACTATAGAGATACAAAAAAAGGTAATAAATGTTGCAAAAAATACTAAGTCTGTTGACGTTAGCGGCAATATTGAGCGGATGCGCCAAGACAAACTGTAGTGGATTAAAAGGTTCTGATTTTCCTGATATGCCTATAGCTGGTAAAGGGGTTGCTGATGAGCTTGAGATTGTCTGCAATGGCGGAAAGTGTCCTCATCTTAACAGTTGGCTTAACGATCTATACTTCTTTAAACAAGAATACTTAATATACAAAACATACGAGGCAAACTAAATGAATCTCTTAAAAAAACTAATAGACCTAATTAGAAAAGAGCATAGCTATATTAAAGACTTATTTATTATACTTATAATTACTCGCTTAATGTTTTTAGAAGATAATACTTTAATACTTCTAGCTGAAATAGTAGGTGGTTTAGTTTTAATATTTAACCCAACAAGCCGCAAGGAAATATCAGAAGAATAGTCACAATGAGTCAATCATTTACTTTGATACCGTTATGTTAGTCAATATAATGACCTCTACAAGAGTGTATAATAACAATACTATCTTCTTCTAATACCTCATAAACTAACCGATGCTCATGGTTAATTCTTCTAGACCAGAATCCAGAAAAGTTATGCTTTAAAGGCTTAGGTTTACCAATACCTTGGTAAGGAGTCACCTTAATATTTTTAATTAATGATTTAATTTTAGAGATAATAAACTTATTTTTCTTTTGCCAGAAAATCACATCATTTTTGGCATTTTTTTCAAAAATAACATTCATTAAAAACCTTCTATTGTAACACAAGAATCAATAAAAGCTTGTTTGTCTTGCTGCATTAGCTCCATATTTCTAGCTAACCTTTCAGTGATGTTTTCAGAAGGGACGCCGCAATCGTAACTCATCCACCATCTATCTTCGGCATCAATTATAGATTGCTTAGCTGTATCTGAAACATCTAAATTTTCAATAGAGTGATTATTTTTAATAAAATCATTTTTTACTTCTTTATAATTTATAGTCCTCTCTTGAGTGTTAAATGCTTTTATCCAAGAAGAATGTTCATGACTGAGATTACGTAAATAAGAAGCAGTATGTTCTCCATAAATATTATAAACTTTATATATCAAGTTTTTTACAGATTGATCATATATATCAAAATCCATTTCTGGCGGCTGTGGGATAGTGTTATTGCCAAACACTTTGAAAATATTATAAACACTACTACTAACAGGACCATGTTGTAATGCCATCATAGGCTCATCAAATAATAGTTTATCTGTTAGCGATATAGATATACCTTGGGCAAAATATATCAATTTTTGCAATTTTAGATGAGTGATAGAATCTCCTTCATCTCTATCTAAAAGAATAAGAAAATAATTGGCTATATCAAGTGCTGTTATTTTTTTCATAGAAAAACCCTTTTTTTAAAAATAACAGCTTCTTTAAATCTAGGCAAACATTTTAAATTAGTTAGCTTTAAGCTATAATAAAACACGCTTGGATATACTAAAATTGCGAGAATTAGGTGTATATCTTAGCGAAAATTATTGGCTATATTTTACTATATGTTGCTTCCAGAAAATGGACTGGTCGTAAGATAGATATCAAGGTGCTTATTAAAATACTGATTTTGTATTTTTTTACTGCTCCTACGCTTCAAAAAGCACTAAACGAACATCAACATTTAATACCATTTTTTAATAAAATCATTGATGTAATTTTTGTTATTATCAGTATGGTTCAGGTTCATTAGAGTTTTTATCAAAAAAGCTCATTTGTTCTTGTTTGTCTTTAATACCATATATTTTTGGTACAATATAATCGATATTCAATACATCAAGTTTATCATCCAACTCTACTTTTATAATTAAATCACATATTAACCTGCTACCACCAGAAATCTGTATAAGACCATCTCGTATCTGTTGCAAAACTTCTTCATCTTCAATTTTAATTTCTATTCTTTTATCAAAAATTACTTCCCATTTAGACGTGCCAATTAAAGCAGGCTTTTTTATTATAAGCTCACATTTTTTGAGTGTCTGAGATTGTACGTTAGATGTCATATCGAAAGCCTTTGTGTATTAACTTTCATTATACTACAACACAAATATTTTTTGTAAATTTATTCCTTCCAAGGATTAGGATGCAAGAAATCAATAGTTTTCTGCACAGTAGGATTACTTAAGCCTTTAATTAGGGCCTGTCCTTTTGGACGTTTTTTGTTTTCTTCTATGTGGTCGTTGAACTTCTTACGCAAGCTAGTGCCTTGTTCGTTTTGCTCTTCTTCTGCATGCTTAGCAGCTTCTCTAGCTAAAGTAACAGGAGTATATCCTGTAAGCTGTTTCATCCTTATATTGAATGCTACAGCAGCTTTTTCTGTTGGTTTTTCGGCAAATTTGATGGCAGCATCTAGAACTTTTTCACTAGTTAGAAGTTTTGTATATCCTAAAGTTGATATGACGGCTAAAGCTGGCCCTTTAGTTAAAGTCTTCACTGGATTTGTAAACATAGAACCAATAAATGCAAGAGTAGCACCAGTGACTGCTGTACCTGAAGGATTTGGGACGTTTTTATTTTTAGTAGTCATAGCTTTAGCAACTGTGCCTAATTTTTCTAATTTTCCCATAACTTCAGGAGTAGCGTTTTTTTCTAAAATAGCCTTGCTTTTAGGGTCATGGATTGCTTTTGATAATTTGTTGTATGAAAGAACATCATCGCTAATAGCTTTGTGTCCAATTTGTTGCTCTAGTTTTTCACGTTTAGCTACTTTGCCAAACAGATCATCAGCCTCCTTAAACGTTTTATACCATTCTGGGTTAGTTTTCCCGTATTCTGCAATATCATTTGCCAAACCTTTTTGTATACTGCGAGCTTGATTTTTAACTCCCTCATCTACGTCCCATTTAATCAAGCTATTGAGACTTCTTTTTGAATCTGCCAAACGTTGAACGCTTGTATCCTGCGCAGGAATAGTTACATCTCCAAATTTACTTTTTATAGTGGGTGTTAATTCATTTTTAAAACTATCTACTACCTGTAACAAAGCTTTTTCATCTTTGGATGGATGTATAGAATTAATACTGATTTTATTTACAGCTTCAATAGTATTATTAGGTTTAATGACAGCCTCTTGCGGCAACTCCCGAACTCTTTGGCTATAAAGACTATTGATTTTTTGCTGAACTTCTTCGGTTTTTTGAGGACCTGTAGCATCGTATATTTCTTCTAGAACTTGTTTTGTCTGCTCTTCAGCGTTTTTATATTTTTGTGGTAGCTTATTACTTATTTTACTGCCAACATAATCACCAAATCTTGCTCTATTAGTATCTGAAAAAGGTGTATTAGGCAGATCTATACCCAACTCTTTTGCATTCTTTGCTGCTTCTAGGTTTAAGTTTTTTTCTCCTAATCCAACTGCTTCAACTTTTAACTTACTTGGTATATCTTTGATATTTTGTGCTATTTGATGTCGATTTTTTATAATATTTTTGCCTTTTATTAGACCACCAGTTGTAGCCATACCAGCAGCCAAACCGCCAGCAAAGCTCGTACCAGCTCCTTGATCTTCTAGCGCGCTCATGGTTGCCCCTGTTGCCCCTGCCCCTGCAATAGCTGACTTATTAGTTGTACCTGTAACATTAGCTAGTGTTGCAGTTCTACCCATTCCCAATGCTTGAACCCCCTTACCAACTGCACCTGCTCCACCAACTCCAGCAGCAAACTCAACACCTTGATTAAGCCACTTTTGGTCTTCTGGTGTTTCTGTGTAACCATCTGTTAAATTATCTATACCTTCGCTTATTGCATGAGTTGCTGAAGGTATTAATGGCAACTGCTCAGCATCTGGGGTTTCCCCTTGATATTCTTGTGCTTTTCCTATAGGGAGACCTTTTTTGGCTAGATAATTAGCTCCCATAGCTGGTAAGTTATAAGCAAGCGAGGCTGTATCAGGTATAGATCCAATTGCTCCAGATACAGCGGATTTTCCAAGAGAGGCGGCTCTATTACCATAACTATATTCTTTTTGTTTTTGTATAGGCCTCGCTCCGTGTTCAAGTGGATTAAAAGTACTATTACCAGTTTGCAATGCTCTCGCACCATGCTCATAAGGATTAAATGCAGCCATTATTCGTACCCATTTTGTTTAAATAATTCTACTTTATCAGCTGGCACTTCCATTGGTTCGCCTGTAGCTCTATTTGTCATTACAACGAAATTATCATTACCTTGATTCAAATTATCGGCACCATTACTAATGGTAGTATGGCCCAGTATATCAAGAGAATGTAAATTTGTTGTAGGGTCTTTTTCATAAGCTTCAAGCTGTTTAGTAAAAATAGAATTTTGGTTTTTTAATTTTCCTTCTAGTCTATTTAAAATATTAATAGAAGCTCCTTTGTTTTTATCTATACTAGCAAACGTCTTCATATAGTTTTTCATGTCCCTATCAGATAAGGCTCCTTTAGAGTTATCACTCATCCATTCAAAATAAAATTGCCCTGCATTCTCTGCATTAACTATGTTTTCATCATTGCCAGTCTGTTCTGCTATAAACCTCATAACTGCAGCCGTTCCACTACCCCCTGTTAGAGATGTATTATTCAGTATTTTCTTAAATTCAGTTATACTAGAGATAACCTCATTGTTTTTGATGTATTGTTCGGAGATTTTAGGTACAAATTCCGAAGCGTTATGGTTTGATCTAGAATCTACTCCTTTTTGATTTCTTAATTGTTGTTGATGTTCAGGCGTCATCTCCTGCGTAGTTTTGCCAGCTTTAGCATCGTATAGTCCAGTATGAGCCTTAGTGTTATCAATACCTGCGCGCTCTTTTTCTAACGCTAAGTTTTTTACTTCCTCAGCTTCCTTGAACTTTTTGTTATGCCAAGGGCTTAGATCTTGTAATATATCATCAGCTTGTTCCCCGTAAGCTTCTTTTGCATATGGTTCAATTGTATCTAAAAAACTGTACCCAATAGTAGAGCCATCAGCTTGATCATAAAATGTTTTACCTTCTTCTGTATCAAAAGAGTTAAACTGACCCGCACTTTTACCTACTGTATTTGAATATTTATTTGATAAATACTTCGCTATTTTTTGAGCATCAGGACTATTTGCAACTTTCGCTTTTCCTAAATCTTGAATCAAAGTTTTATTCTCTCTCAAGAACTTCACCATAGTCATTTTCTGTTGTTCTTCTTGCTGCATTTGAGCCTCTAAATATGCAGAACGAGCATTAAGTTCTCCTACCATTTTTAAAATAGGTGATAATTGTTCTTGTCGTTTAGAATTAGCAGCACCTTTAAGTCCAGCACCTAAACCAGCCATTAAGGCGTTTGAGTTTCTTTGTGCCGGTCCTTTTGCTTCTCTATTAGCTTGACTGTTAAAAGCATCCGCATAAGCATCTACTTCGGTTGGTTGGTTTATCAAATCCATTTGAGATTTAATATTATCAGTTTTAAAATATCTATTTGTAAAATTATCTTTTAATTCACCCATCTCATTCCTCCACTTCTTGAACCTACTAATCTACTACTAGTTGGACTATAATTACTTGTACCAAAACTCATGGGATTAGTTCCTCTATCAGGGTTATTCCAAGGATTTGTATTAAAACCACTCCCTCCTGAAAATCCTCCACCAGTCAAATTACCCACTGAAGCTCCTAATAAAGTATGCCCAATTTCTTGCATAGGATTACTTTCTCTATCATATCTTTGCAGTTGATCATTATTTGCTTGCGTAATAGCGGTGTTATCAATACCTCTTGCACTCAATGCTTGAACATTGCTATTATTAAAAGCATTTAATCCAAGCTCTGCCATGCGCTGGCGACGTGCATCTACGAGTTTTTTATTACCAAATTCAGTAGCTAACCTTCGGTCTTCATTTTGACTTTCAAGCTGTCTTTCTGCAAATACTTGTTTTTGTACTAGCTCTTCATTGGCTAGTTGATTTTGTGATTCTGTTGCAAATCTATTAAGCTCAATACCTGCATTCTGACCTAATAATTCGCCCCTTTGATGTAAATTAGCTAAAGATTGTTGTTTTAATCCTTGAGCAAGCTCTGCTTGTTTTAGCTCTAAATCCCCGTATGCATTAGCTTTTTCACGAGCAAGAGCAACCTGTACCCCAAAAGCTGTTGAACTATTGTCTAGTCCGTATTTAGCAAGCTTCTGATCTATAGCATACTGCCTATGGTCAAAGCCTCTATCTATTGCCCGCTCTGACGCTTGACGAAAACTCTGAATCAATCCTTGATTCTGCTGGATCAGGTAAGGACTAGTATTTTCCATTTGTTCTATAGAACTTCCTAACCTTGTCATTGCCTGACTTAATGCAACAACCTCCGATGCCCTTTCGCTTAAACGATTAATAGCTGGAAGTCTTGTGTTTACCGCTCTTGATTGAACTGGCGAATCCAAATCAATACGTCCATTATCATTACTAAACTTTAGATTAATTTTACCATCTAAACCTTTTATAATATCAAGCTTATCTTTGCTTATTTCATCAAAAATACTGGCAAAATCAATTGGTGGAAATTTATCTGCTACAGGGTTGGGTGCTTGAGTAACTAAATCTGGCGGATCATCACCACCACTTGCTAAAAAACCTCCTACTGTTGCAGCTACTGCTGCTAATATTGGAAACATATCATTATACCTCGCAATTTAATTATCTATATTATACATCAAATATATCATTCTTTCCATATTTAAAGCCTATTAATCGCAGCCTGAACTTCAGCATCAAAGCTGTATATATCCAGTGAATCAGCAGCTATATGATCAGCTTGAAACTGAAACGCCAGCGGAACATCTGGAAAGAAAGCTTTTGCTGCTTCTACCCGCTCACTTTCAGGTCTATCATCTGCTTTGTATAGAATTTGTGAAAAACGCTCATCCTCTATTGTATTATCTTTTAAGTTCTCTGACTTTAGCAATTGTTTATAAACCCAACCTCCTTCGGCTGTTATTTGGCCATAAACATTGCCCCATATCGAGTCAAACATAGAACCTAGATAATTATTATAACTAACAGGAATAGTATTATCTTTCACCTTATCAGGGGTTATCCCTCCATCAGCTATATTATTTACGTTAAGCAGATTTGCGCCTGCTACTGGTAAATTAGCAAATATACCAAGCTTGTCAGAGGTAATAGTACCATCTATAATTTTATCATTAGTAATGTTTAAGTCTCTTATATTCTCAGTAGTAATAACGTTAGGTACAATATTGGTAATAAACTGATTTTCTATAAAGTTCTCCATAGATAATACGCCAAATTGATTACCTGTAAGAGTTTTTGGCTCAATATGAGCAGATGTAACTAATTGCCAGATTGGGATATTACCTGCTCTAGAGACTAATATTTCATTATCATTGTTAGCAGTAGATTCCGTTAAATCACCATCCGCATTTACAACTAGTACAGATGCTGAATTAATCTTAACTAACTTATCAAGAGTAATAGAAAAATTATCCAACTTATCGCTATTTACATATTGCCAGTCTGTTGTTCCATCTCCAACATTATGTAAAAATGCATTAATACTGCCAGCAATTCCCTCTACAGCACCACTTACCAATTCATCTACAGCGGGCTTTAATGTTTTATCTAAATACTCAGCTATTTCATTAAACTGACTATCAATATCATTTGGATATATAGCTTTATCATCTTTTGCAAGGATATCCTGAAAATAATTTCTACTTCTTTTTATCTTATCCATTACGGGTTTAATCCTCCTTTATTGACTAATATTGCTTTAATTTCAGGAGAAAGGTTGTTTTTATCTAAAAGAAGTTTATAAGCAATTCCAGTCCAGCCACTAAAGGAATTTCTAATTAATGGAAGAGATAAGGAACCAGCTTTTATTTTGCTTGGTAAGATAGAACTATCCATTTGCCTATATACGTCAAACTTTACCTCTGTATGCGGGGAGTTAACTTTTTTAAGTTCTATCGCATTTAATGGAATATTAGATGGTGATAATATTCCGAGTAATTTAGTTAGTTTAATAGGGTTTTGATTGATAGAATAAAAAAATACTTCCTTTATATCCACGCTGTTATTAGCAATAGTCCTGGGTATAAAACATTTATCCTTAAACTGTAAATTTGCCGCCTGCACTCTAGTGTTCATAAGCACAGCACTAATTTTAGTACTTGAAAATGAACCATTAGCTATCTTGTTAAGCAGTATAGTATTATTTTGAATATAAGACGTTATAATTGAGCCTTCTGTCAAAGGTTTTCCTATGATACCTGCGGTTAAATGCCTTGCTGATAATGTTCCAACTGCAACTTTCCCCGCTGTAATAGATGCATCTTCAAAATGACTATATTTTAATTTCTCCCATCTTGGAACTAGCATTCTATCACTTACTAATACCTGATTTTGAGCCGCCTGCGTAATAGAACGCAAAATTTCAGTATTATCACTAGCTATTACGCTATATTCCGTTTGTTTTGCTATTTTATTTAAGCCTAGACTATAACGCGCTATATCAGAACTTCTGATAAAATCAAAAACCGTTGTTCCATTTCCAACATTACGCAAGAAACTATCTTCATGACCAAAAATACCAACAGCCTTCTTGTCAGCTAAAGTATTCACAACTGGCAAAAGTTTTTTGTTTAAATAATCAACCATATTATTAAAACTCATATCAAGAGGTTTATAAGCTATAGTCATCCCTCTATCTCTTATACTCTGAAAATCTGCACTATCTCTGCTATATGGTTTTAACATTACCTGGCTGCCTCCAGTTTATTACGTAAATATGGAGTTAAATGACGCATCTCTACGGCCCCATCTGCAACCATCTTGTTAGCGGGTCTTCTAACGTAAGCTCTAAAATCATTTGGATAACTTGGCGATGATGGCTTATAACCAATTAGCACTCGTCCTGCTGCTATAGAAGCATCTTTTAGTTTAGTTGCAGCATTTACTCTACCATGTACATGATGAGCACAAAATCCCCAGTAATTTCCATCGTAAGTAAATTTACTTGCTGGAAATACAGTGTTTATTGTTGGCTTACCTTTTACAAGACTATTGGTAGCATCACTATATTTTAATATTGGTTTGTTTTTATCATTAAACAGCCTGATAATAATCTCCCAGCTTTGAGTATTATCAGTTACTGGCTTCATTATTTGATTAACTGTTGTAAGGTAGTTATCTGGTATAATATTAGTCCATACACCTCTTGCAAAATTAGTTGCTAAGTCAGGTGCTAGTTTTCCTGCTGTCAGAGTACTATCTGCTATTTTGCTGCTATTAATAGCATTATCTCTAAACTTATCACCAGTAATTGAATTATCAGCTATTAAATTCTCTATCAAATAAGCTGGAAGATTAACATTGGTAATAGTTCCATCAGCTACGCTATCACCTGTAATACTACGATCCTCTATATTACTACTATTTAACTTCTTCCATATAGGCACATTACCTGCCCTGGATACTAAACACTGATTATCTGATAATGGATTAACAGATTGTATACTACCATCAGAACTCCCAGCTAATACTGAACCAACATTAACTTTAGAAAGTTTTTCAAGAGATAAAGAATTGTCGGCAAAAGAATCATTGTTTATTGATGCCCAACGAGTTGTATAATCTCCTACATTTTGCAAGAACTTATTAGCATCAGCAGGATTTATGCTACCTGGTATTTTTTCAGATGTAAGCGTGTTCAAAGTTGGGATTACTTCTTTGTTAAAATAGGATACCATATCATTAAATTGTCTATCCACACCTGCCGCTTGTAACTTGGTAAAGCCACTGAAATAATTATCTACTCTTTTGAACTCCTTAATTGCCATTACTTACACCTCCAGCTAGAAACAATTTGTCAAAAACAAACTGGTCAGAAGCTCTCCCATGTAAAGTCAGCATAATACTATCACCTGCAAAGCGCATTATTTCATAAGGAAAATTTCCCTCTCTATAAGAATAATTACTTACTCCAAACTGGGCATTATCATACAGTCCACCTTCTTGTTGCACTTTGATAATTTCAGTAAAATTCTCTGCATCATTATAATCAGTATAAACTTGTACATTAATATCAATAGGAGAAAGACTGCGACAAGCCACAAATACAGATTCATTATGCCAAGTAGTGCTGGGATATATCCAGGCATAATGAATGCGCCATATCATTGCGCCTTTATCATATTCCTCATAACTTTGAGTCTTTATCTTATCGGCATAAACCAGTAATTTGCCATCATCCATACCAAGAAATAATTCTTGAGTGACTTTATCATAAAAGATACTTCTACTATCTGCAAAATTCTCACTAAATATTGACCAGCCACCATTGATCTTAAGCTGGTATATAAGACAGTTGTATTTCAGCTTAAAGCCTAAGAATCTGCCGTAAGGATAAGAAAATGCCCGCAAACTCCTATAATCATGATCATCTTCTATAAATTCCAGCTGCGAAGTTAGATGCTGATTAATTCCACCAGAAAAATTATATGATACGGATAATTGTTGATATTGGTTAATAGAACTAAGCGAGATAATTCCGTATTTAGATAAAAATACAAAGTCATTTGGTATCTCAACAAAGAGTGATTTTTGAATTATCCCAACTGGAATTGTCATCTCCCATTTAAAATCAGGTAATTGTATATTTTGACCATCATCAATTACTGTTGGGTCTTCGCCTTGCCAAACTTGTGTAGTTTCTCTTCCTAAAAACAAAACTTTTCCCTGAAACGCAAGTATAGCCTCTAAATTATCAGGAATAGAGGAGTTATTAGCTAAATCAATAAACTCAATCTCATTAGTTTTTTGACTAAACCAACCATCTACCGACTTTCTATTGCTAGCATAATATGCTTTCATAGATAAATTAGCTGGTCTAAATCTATTCTTATAACTTTTTCCTTCAGCAAGTGCCCAGAGCCTGTCATTTGCCACTGTGATGAAGCTAAATGGTGGCAGGTCTTTTTTATACAAAATAGTTCTTGTTTCATCTGGGGGATTTTCTGCAAGTGTTAGAGTTACCGCCACGTTATTATCTGCTGGAGGTGCATAGGCAATATTGGTAACATTTATATCTCTTCCCACATTCCTATTCATCACCCGAACAGTAGAATTTATAGTTACATAACGTCGCATCTCTTCTTGAAAGAACTCAGGGATATTGAAAGTTAAAACATTGGCATTTTTTACAATAGCACTACTTGTTAAAACAGAAGCATTGCCTTTTAATTGCTCTATATTATCACCATCATAGATAAGTACTGGGTCAACACCATTAGTAATAATTAGCTTCCCTTGATAATTTATACTAGAAACAATTACATTTGGGTCTAAATCCTCTTTTAAAGGTACTGGATTAAATTCATTTCCCTCTAGCTTATACAAAGCTGCTCTTTCCCACCATAGTTCAAAATAAACAACTGGCGGCAATGGATCTAATTGAATATCAAAAAAATCCCTGGGAAATGGTATAGTAAAACTTATTTCATCTTCAGTTATAACCACATCGCTAATATAAGCTCCATCTGATGCTGATTCTTGCCTAACATAAATATATGTATCATCAAGTATTCTTGTTGCCAAAAACAACCGTTCTTGTTCATTTAGCGTACTAATATTTAAGGTAACTCTGCTTTTATTTATCTCTCCATTGATATCTTCAACAGTTACATTCTGAGTATCTTTAATCTCAAGATAAGGAAGTTTGCTTAAATAATTTTGATAAGTAATTTTTTCAGATGTTCCACTTCTGCCTAGATGTGACATAACAGCTATTATCTCACGGAATATTCTATTTTGGTCAAACTCAAACTCTGCCATCAATCTAGTACCATAACGCAGCGTACAGGTATTATTGTCGGTTACTAACATATTTTGTAAATATTTAGCATACTGAGGATTATTATCTACTGTAGAATCCATCCCACGATATGGAGCTGGAAATTGGACATTTTGTACTTGTCCTTGAAACATAATAACCTCATTTAACTATAATAACTTGCTAGATTTTTCTTTGAATCTTCCCAGGCAAGCATTTGATACTTTATTTTTTCTATAAAACCTTTGTTACTAGTGTATAAATAAAACAATGCACCATGTACTAATCCTATATGGTAAGGTAGCGGGTATACTGGCTCATCTACTTCATTTTCAATATCTTTAACATTTTCTACTAATCTCTTTGGGTTATTGAGTATTAAAGCTGTAATATATCGTTTATGTTCATTATCAAGAGGGTCTATTTTTGTGAGTTGGTTATTTATTGTGCTAATATTAATAGCATTATTCATAGTTATATATTCTGATTGAGGAATATTAAATAAATTCTCAAGCTTGCATTGCTTCAATGGTTTATTATCAGAATATAATTTTTTTAAATAATAACCTTGAGGTATTGGTGCACTATTTTCTCCGTTTTCAAAAAATATATCTACTACTTTTAAGAACTGATTAGCATTAATAGCTATTTGCCACATTTCTAAATTAGCAAGGTTAAGGAAGCGCAAATACAATTCACGCTCCCTTGCAGTAGGAGTATTCCTACCAAAACTAAGTTGTGATACTAAATCTATTAGTTCCGATACGTGCATTTACACTTACCTGTAATAGATCATTACATTTAAACTTTTGTTCTCTAAGTTAGGTATCTGAGCTTGTGGCACTTCTATAATCATAGAATTTCTAACGATACTATAGTTTAGTGCTGCAAGAACTGTAGGATTTGCTACTAAAGAAGCACCTGCTGCTGTATCAACTATACCAATTCCAATAATACCAAGTATTGTAATCCCACTTGAAAACTCTAGTGCGGCTAAATCTACTTGCACGCCATTGTCTGTACCTGCAGTAAGAGTTGGTATTTTTAATGTTACAATCTTAGAAAGAGCCGTATCAGTTTTATTACCAACAATAGCATTACTATATATTAATCCATTTCCAGCAGCAAAGTTTCCAGCTGCTCCTGCTTCATCTGGATTAGTTCCAACCCATCTTGCTCCAGTTATGCCAGTTACTAAATTAGCATTGTTAGTTGCTACAACTGGATTGGGTAAATTTACAATATATTTATTCATATCTTTATCTCCTTATATATTTAATCTAATCTTACAAATGAGTGAATCATGCCATTTTCTACTTTCAAAGTATTAACCCCTTTCCTTGTAAGGTCTGTTTTTGACGGGAACTTAAGTACTTTTGCATCACTAACTTCAATATGAGCAAGACCATGGTATAGACCATAATCATAACTTTCTGAAGCGAATGATGGAATTTGACCAATACCAAGTCCCATTGCAGATGAACCAAGAAATGCTGAATATGCATAACTAGTTGCTTCTCCATTGGTAAAAATATAGTTTGAAAATTCTGGAACAGTTACTACCATCACCCCATGCAGTGTACCTTTATAATTACTGCCAAATAGAATACTTGGTTGCTCTTCATTCTCAATAGTCCCTCTAATTTGCTGATCACGCCAATTTGGGTCTTGTGATAGCTTATAATAAGCATCATCTGAAGTTAGCAGCAGGTATTTCTTATTCGGGAATCCCATACGATTTTTACCCATTGTATAAGGACGTATTGGAGCTTCTTTATGAAGTACATCTGTTCTTGAGCCTTTACTTGCAAGAGATGCTAATTTAAATAGATGATTTGCTGTTAATGTATCATCAGCGGCAGAATTCATAACAGCATTTACTAATGCAGCCCCTACTCTGTCTTGAGCTAAACCTTTATCCAGTCCAAATACTACTCTTGATCTGGAAATAGCCTCACCATTTTGTAAGCCATCAATTCCACAAGCTAGTATTTTTGCGATAAGGTCAGCATAACTGTATCTCTGATTGGGGGCACCTCTACTATTTTCTGCAAAAGCTAGTCCAAATTGACGCATAATTCTTTGAGAATTTAAACGCTCACCTTGCCATAATAATTGTGATCTAACATCTGGGTCAAATTTATGATTTATCTGCAATTCTTGTAATTGCTTATTAGTAATTCTTGTACCAAAACGAAAAAAGCCAACTCTTAAGCGGTCTACGCCGTAAGTTAGCTCATCTTCTGCTTCAACTAGGCGTTCGTTACCAATTTTAACTGTAGCATCAAAATTCTGTCTTTGGTTGTAGACAATATCATCACCTTGACCCGCTTTTGATACTTTTGCAAAAATTACTGAATCAGGACCACCAGTAAAGCGGTCAAACATAGTTGTATTACTGTATTCCTCTAAATAAGGAGTAATTATGTTCTTTTCAAAATTTAACGACTGAAAAGGATCGTTTCTATCGAATATAGCCATTTGTTTACCAAAATTGATATTAAAAAATAAATACTAATTTTGATTCTTTTTACAAACGGGATAGATTGATAGAACGATTGCAGGGAAAGACAAGGAATTTAATCCTTGAGTGCCTCAATTATTCTTCGCAGTGTCCGCTACCACTTCTTAATTACTTCTAAGGGATAGACAAAGATAAAACTCTTTGAGTGCCTTATCTGTAACTAGATTGATAACCGCATCATATTTGGTAACGTTGCTTGTAAAATGCTTCTGCTGTACTTGCTCGATTAGCCAAAGATGTGCTTTCAGAATCCTTGCTGCTATTATACACTTTTTTAGTAGTTGTATCAAGCTCACTTTCAAGTTCTTTGCTCTTTTTTTCCAGCTTATCAAGCTTAGTTTGTAAGGACTTAACATATTTTAAAATACCACCCTTCTCATTAGCTCCCTTAAAAAGGGTTTCATATAATTCTGCACCATGAGTCATAATATAATCAAGAGCAACATCTGCCTCTGAATCATTCAAGTAATTAAATGATTCTTCCTGCTCTTTTTCACTCATCATTGGAAAGAATGAATAAAATGCCTCGTATTTTTCATCAGCATCAGATTTTTTATTATAACGTTTGAAGGTTTTAAACTCATTATCAATTTTCTGTCTAATATTAATAAACGGATTTTCTTTTATTTCTTCCTCTTGATCGTCATCGTCATCAATAGAATCAAAGCTATTTAACAGGATTTTTATATCTTCTTCTGGTATTACACCTTCTTCAGCAAGCTTAGATGCTAGCTCCGAGACTTTACGCTTGCTATTAATCAGTTGGCGGTTTTTCTGTTGCCCCCATTTCTTGGCATCATTAACCTGTTTTTCTAAATCTTTATATTTTACATCGTCTGTAGGTAATGCCTCCTCTGTCTCCTCTTCTTCCTTAGATAGTTTTGCATCTTTTGTTGATTTAAGATTTTTATTGTCTGATTTAAAATCTTCGCCAGCATCTTCTTGAGATAAATTTTTCTTTATATCTTTATCTATTGATATACTGCTATCTTTATTAGAAGGTGTATTTTGGGCAGCATCCTCCTTACGGAGTATTCTCTCGTAAACAGAGTTCATTTCATTGTTTTCAGCAATGGTTTCAATATCTTCTTTCACTTCTTCACTCATTGTGTGACCTCATTTTCTTGTTCATTTTGTTCAGCAGTTTGTTGCTCTTGTGGTTGCATTAACCCCATTATACGCAAATATTCTTCTGATAATTCATAGGCTATATTTTCTCTAAATCCAAGCTCACGTAAGAATAACGGAGAACTCATCAGTAATGCAGGATTAGGACTATTCATTAATTCTGCAAACCTCGCTTTTTCTTCTTCTATAGTTGATGAGAAATTAGGTGATACATCTGGATACACTTCAAAATTTAGTAGTGAAATTGAATCGTCCAACGTAGCTGATTGATTTCTACCATTTGCAAAAAACTTAAAACTATACTGGAAGTTGTTTAATCCTTTTATTGTATCAAGCATCAACTTACCTTCGGATATAATCATATTTTCATAGGCAAGAATTAATGCATTTTGTGCGTTCATTGAGTTGTTAGCTCTTTGAGCAATAGCTACTCCTGATATGGCATTAGTCTTTTCTCCCTTTAGTTCATCGTACAATCCTGTTTGAGTTTCAAATTCTTTGTAATTTGCCTGTATTAGGTTCATACGATGATTTAAATTTTTCTCATGATCTAAAACTTGCAACTCACGAGGATTTTTAACAAATGCTACACCATTTTTACTACGCATCTCGTCTTTTAAGAACTCTCGCAATTTGTCTTTGTCTACTTGCTCATCACTTGCTATAATTGTTTTAGCATCTAGATAATGCAGAGTTGTTGACCACAAAAAGTTATGCGTCTTTTGTGGTGATATTAAATTATCTATTACACCATAAGGTAAACCTTGATAGTCGCGTTTTAATACTACTGGTGTTAATGGTAAATATTTTTGGTTTGGTATTTGCTCTGCTATAGGATTATTTTCTATGAGAAGATTATCACAAAACACTCCATGCCATATTTGCGTTCCATCTTTTATTACTATTTCTCCATTAACTGACTTATCTTTAGCAATTGATTCATCGAATGTATTAAATAATTGTTCGTTAGGAATGGCATTGCCTGTAGAATCTTCTGGAAATATAACTGTTGTTTCATAATATTTAGCTGATTTTTTATAAAATACTTCAACTATTTTTATAGAACGTCCACGAACCCATGCTCCATCATCTTGTGGATTGCCGACTGTGTTACTACCACTGCCAAACTGATTCCAAAAAGAACTCTCAGATACTGTGTTATATGCCGTATAATCTGATGGATTAGTAGAGTTTTCCTCTACCATTTGTTCAAATTCTTTTGCATGTTCTGGATATTGGTTTTTTAGCTTTAATGCTTGCACATAATGAACTCTACATACAAAGTTTGAATCATCTAATCTTGCACTTCTATCATCTGGGTCCCAAAGGACTTCTATTGGATCTATATACTCATAACAAAATTTATCATTTTTATAGGTAAAATAGGACCAACCTATACCACCTATTAAACTCGATGTGAATTTTTGTGATGAAAAATATACATAATCATTTTGAGTCTGAATTTCATATGCTAAATGCTTAAGATATTCTGCTAATTTAACATGTTCTGGATTATCAGAACTTGCTTCATATCCCACTCTTTTACTAGAACGAATCTGCAGACTAACAAATGTATTTACTAGTGGCTCTATATTATTGTAGGTATATGGAGTTGCACCTATATCCTGCATATCTTTTAGTATATTAGGGTCAAGCCACTGATTACCACGATAAAAGCTGAGATTTATCAAATATTGGTTAAGCCATTGCTGTCTTACCGCAGAATTATTAGCATACTCATAATAATCCTGTAAATCTTTGAGAGCTTTTTGCTTACCTATTGTTTGTTTTTTCATATCTTTTCATTTAACTCCGTATAACAAATAGTGCAATCAAATAACTGGCTATAACCATTAGAAAAACACAGCAAATTATCTCCATCCTTCAAAAACACTTCTAAATTACCAAGAAACATTAGATTATGGCTTTCATTTGGTTGGATAAGTATATTCTTCACCAAAAAATTTTCTTGCTTAGGGCTAGATAAAAGCCTTACTGTTTGCAGATTGATTCTGATATTCTCTTCAGAAGTATTACAAATATTCACTGCATTTAAAAACGTAGGCTTTTCAACACTTAACAAGACTGTTTTTTGGTCTGCTAAGTTTGAAAAAATTAAACTCTGGTAATCTACAAATTTCATTTTATATCTGTTAAAAGAGATTCAATAATAATTTTTATTTCATCAAATTTATCTGTAAATATATCAATATCATGCTCTTCTATTTTTTCTTTTTTAGCTTTAGAGTCGTAAAATTGATTAGCTGATTGTTTGATAAAATCCATAAGTATACCAAAATGTGCCAGTTCCCCTGCGCATTTGTACAACTCCCATTGATCTTTTAATGTACTATTTTTCATATAACTATCCTATTAACTTTTCTAAAGCTGCAATATTGTCTTTAATTAATTTTATATCATTTAAAACTAAATTTTTTCGTTCTTGTGTTGCTATTACTTTATCACCTGACCAATATAATGTTGCATCACTGTATAAAGCCTGTACATATTTGGGCAGAGTTACAATTAATTCATTTGGAGTCATTTTATACCTCATATTTTATTAATTTACGTTAAACTATACGTTCTTCTAATTTAGCTACTTTCTCTGTTAGTTCCTGTATTGCTAAAATTGCATAACAGAAAAGTGTATTGTAATTAATACCAGTAACCTCACCTCTTTTTGCCATTTTATCTTTGATATAATCTGCTTCTGATATTTCTGGCCTGTAATTGCCAACTGTTTTAGCAATTTCTTGCTTATTGCCCGCATCAACATCAATAGTCTTATAATTATCAGTAGCATTATCAAATAATGTATTTACCTCTTCAGACAGAAGTCCTACATGTAATTGTTTATTCTTAAAATATTTTCTGCATTTTCTTTTTTGGCTATCATCTTTATCAATTGGTGTTTTTAATGAGTAGCTATAAACATTAAGTTTATTTAACCTTTCTAGATAGTTCTTCTTTTGTTTTGGTCGTATACTTTGCTTGATATTCTTAGAACTTGCAGTAACAAGACTTCCATTAGAAGAGATATAAGATTGATAGCTAGTGGTTGGATCAGCATCATCATCAGTAAAGATAAAACCTAAATCATCAAAAGTCTGTATTGTTTGAATATAATCACCATTCATAACAATCGATGCTGTCTCATTATAGGCATTAGTTTCTAAGATAGCTGATGCTTTCGAGTTTCTAACATTATCACCACGCAAATCTAAATAATTACTGGATGCTCTGATATATATCTGTTTGCTGTTTTCAAAAAAGGTAAATTTATTGAAAGCATTGATTAAACCATTACTTAATATCTCCATTCTTTTAGTAGCATCAGTACCAAATTTTAAAGCAGCAGGACCTATTCCCCAGAAATAAGCTTCATTAGTTGAATTGTTAAAGCCAAACTCTACCATATCAACAGCATTCTTCTGAATAATTAGACCAGTAGCTGTGGCATTCAAATTACTATTATTTAACTGCATACGATAAGTGCTAGCATTAGTATCAACAAATAAAGGATTACTCCATATACCGCTGCCATTTAAAAACAATGAGTTATTATTGGGATAGCCTGCCAATTTATTAATAGCAACTGTGCCTAAGCCAATGATCGGATTATCAGCAACACCATCAGCATTAGTAATATTTACCCCATCTGCTGCTACCAAGCTTCTTCCCGCGTAACTGCCAGTACCAGTTCTAACCATTATCCCATTCTGAGAAAATGCTGATAAGGCATTAAGCTCTGCGCCAAGATTCATATTAACTAAGCCTGCTGCAATAGTTAGGGAGCCTGTTATAGGAATAGGCGTACTTGGTGCGTTTTCTACTGAGACTTCAGCCCCATCACAGCAAGTCTGCCACTCAGTTCCATCAAAATATTCTGGTTTTGCCATTGTTTATAAATCTGTATTAATTCGCATCATACCAATTACTGGAGAGACTGGGCGCTCTGCAGTTGTTCCAACAGGCAGAGTAAAATTACCATTACTAACTGCTAAATCACCTGGACATTCGATAGCCTGCGATAATGAGATTGTTGTACCAGTTACATCAACTTGATTAGCAGTACCACTAATAGAAGTTACAGGCGGAGTACCAGAATTTGCAAGAGTTATTCTACCTTGCTCATCTACAGTAATAGAAGCATAATCATAGCTACCTGCAGTAACTGCTGTATTTGCAAGTGTTATTGTACCAGTATCAGTAATAGTACCACCATCAAGACCTGTTCCTGCTGTTATAGATTTTACAGTTCCATCAGTCTCAACTACCCATTGGGTACCATCATAATATTCTCGTCTTGCCATTATAATACTCGCAATTTTATTTTTATAATTCTGTGTTCAATCTTACCATACCCGTAGTTGGATTACTAGGTCTTTCTGCTGTTGTTCCTACAGGAATAGTCATTGACCCTGTACCTGTAAATACTGGATTTGATTTAAAAGTTGTAATAACAGGATTTTTCAAATTGCCACTACCTATTATATCCCCTTGTAAGGCGACATTTAAATTGTCAATACGTGTAATAGCTGTATTTGCTGTGGTTTGAGCCGAACTTGCATCACTAGCTGCACTTGCTGCCGCAGCAGCGGCAATACCTATTGCAGCACTTATGCTAGCTCCAGCTGGTACTAATGGTACTAAACTATAAGGAAGCATTTGCTCATTAAAATATACAGCAGCTAATGCTGCACCTGCTGCTGGAGCGGCTGCTGCGGCAGTTGCTGCAGCGGTAGCTTCTGCAGCTGCTCCATCTGCAGTAGCTTGTGCTGCTACAACAGATGCTTCAGCGGCGTAATCAACTCCTGATATTGCGTTGCTTAATGTACCAGTTAATGGTGCACTTTTTAATATTCCACCTACCAACTCAGATAACACCTGCGCATTATTCAAACCTATTTTAGGGGTTTTTAATATATAAGTAGCATCAACAGGTGCAAAATTAAGTTCTACTTCTGTTGGGCGTCCTTGGGCATTGCCTTGCCATACCATGTTATTAGTTAGATTAGGTAGATTATCTACATTTAGCGTGCTTTGTGCTACTGGTCTATTGCCAGCATCACCTAGCCATAATTTGTTTTGTTCAAGGTTTGGTAGATTGGTTATATCAATACTTACTTTCGCTATTGGGCGATTATCCTCTCCTCCCATCCATAAATTATTATTAGCAAGATTGGGTAAATTACTAATATCTATTGTTGTAATACTTTGTGGAATACTATCTGCATTACCTGACCATAATTTTTTGTCTGCAAGTAGCGGTAAATTCTCTATCCCTATTCTTGCTCTTGATTCTGGCACATTATTAGCACCGCCCATTAATATTTGGTCTTGGTTTAGTGTAACCGCTTCTAGCTTTCCATCACCTGCACTACTTGTTTTAACCAACCCTCCTGCTGTTAATGCATTTAAAAACTGAGCTTTTGGAAAAGATGCAGTAAGGCCACTATTCATAACAAAATGCCCAGCTAGAAACTTAGCATTAAGTATTCCAATATCAGCAAACATCTCACCAACAATACTAGATTCTTCTGGTCTCCCTGATGATGTACCTTCCCAAACCTTACCAACAAAGCCACCGGTAGGAGTCGGTACATCTGTTGTTCCAAGTGATGGTAAGTTATCAATATCAATTGTAGTAACAGCTTGAGACTTATTATTACTATCTCCTATCCATAAATGCTTGTATTCTAAACTGGGCAGTGGTACATCATTAGTCGTGCTGATAATTCCGCCTGTATTATACATAAATCCATTATCTAATATATTCAAGGCTTGAGCTTTGGGTAATTTAAAATTAGCTTCCTCTAATATAAATGTAGCATTTAATAACTCATTTACATCATGCCGTAATTTGATTAAATCAAGCTTAGTATCAATTAAAGCAGGGCTAGGGTCTGCAATATTATCCCTATTACCAACTAGAATATAATCTTCCTTGCATAGTACCCTACCAGTAACAGGTGATATAAAATTATGTAAAACATCATAATTCATGCTATTAACCTTGAGATAAAACTACTAATATTTGCTATATCATTATTAAAATAGTTTGTTGCTGATTCCTCATAATACGCAAGTATAGAAGATGTTGAATTATCCAGCTCTGTATCTTTGACAGGGTCTAAATAATATTGCATGCGGTAATAATATAAATTATCCAGCGTATATTTACTTTCTATCTCTAATTCTTTGGCAACTATTTCTTGAGCACCGCCGCCCATAGCACCAATTAAATACATAATTAGATATGCACCTTCTAAAAGCTTTAAATTAGAACTTACTTGCTGTAAGCTCTTTACCTCTCTACTAGATAACTGCCATTTTTCAGCAAACGCTTTTGGATTATTTCTTAACTCTGTAGCTTCCTGTATAGCTCTTTGCTTTACTATATTGGTTTGAGTAGATGCAAAACCCACATCGCCAAGACCAGTACCTATTGATAAAACGCAATAACGTTTTGCTGTTGGTTTTAAGGATTTAGCTATTGCAAGACCTAAAGATGCTGGATTATTTTGTACTACTCCGCCATCAATATATTTATCTTCTCCAATCTGCCATGATGGAAAATATAAAGGAGCAGCACTTGTTGCCATTGCTACATCTACGGCTAAATTATTTTGACCAATTAATACTGGTACTATATTACTATTAGAAAAATATATTGGTGTATTGCTATCTTGAGTAAAATCTGTTTCTGTAGCATTCTTCTCAAAAGAAGTAATTAGAACATTAGTCTTCATATCCTGCATTGTTTGTATGCCGAAGACATTATCTAATTTACTCTTTAATCTTTTTGTACCTATTCCATCGGTGGTACTTGGATAAAAGGTTGGGCTACTTAATGGGCCGCCAACAATAGTATTAATTTTCGTTAAGGTTGATGGTCTAGATGATGGAGTGCTGGTACTTGTTGTAAATATCCATGGCCCATCTTCAGTAAAAAATGGCAATATATCAGTGGGAGATTTTCCGCTAGCATAGGCAAGAGCCGTAATACCACCAATAGAGCTACCAGTAATTATGTCAAAATGTTTCCATATCTCATTAGCATTTATTCCCCATTGTTGAACAAAAAGCTTAAAGAAAATAGCAGAAAGATAGCCTCGCATTCCACCACCATCCAGTGATAATATCCGTAATGTGTTTCTATCAGACATCTAAAACCTACCTGCATTTAATTTCATTTTCTGGTAATTAACTAGTGACCTCTTCATGGAGCGTTCTAAAGCATAGCGTAGAGCATCGATTCCGTGATTGTTTTTATCTTCAACCTTGTTAGTAATATCACCGCTTCGCTCATCTACTTTAAATGAATATGTAGCAAATTCATTGGCTATATTCTTGCATCTTTCGTGAATAATGATTTTATCAAATGATCTGATATACTCTATACCATCCTCAATTGAACCTTTACCTTTATCTGCACCATAAACGCTAAAGCCATATTCTTTTTTGTTGATATGAGAAATTGTTTCAGGACGTGAACTGTCTGCATATATAGCATTGCCTCTTAAGTCTGGTAAATGTTGTATTAAAAAATATCCTATATTATCTATCTCAAGCTTTGTTTGAAAAGCCTCGTGGGTGATATACAATACATTATCTTTAGCGTAGCACCTGATGCCAGCCGTTGGGTCTTGTGAGTAACCAAAATCTAAGCCAAAATATTTATGTACCGATATGTCTTCCTTAAAATCTTCATCCCGAATTACGGTCCATTTTTTAGCAAACACTTGAGCCTCTGAATGCTCCAGGCACTCCCCTTCCCATACGTGGCGGTAATATCCATAATCTCTTTCCTTATCCCGCTCCATCTCATCTTTTAGAACATTTGGAAAGTATGGGTTATCTTGCCAGTTTACCTTTACTCTATAAGTATTATCAGGAACTTCTTTAGGTTCTATAAATTCTCTGTATAAGACATCCTCTCTATTCTTAGGATTCATCGTAATCCAAATCTCAGAGCCTTCATTTCTAATAGTTGGCTTAATTATTTTCCAGCTTTCAGCAGAGAGAGTATCAGCTTCCTCTATCCATAAATGGGTAATACCTGCCATGGATTTAATACTGTCAATATTATGATATAAACCTTTGAAGATAAAGCGGCTATTGGTAGTTATACACTTAATAGTATCGTGCGTTATTTCGTAATCTTCAGACAACCCTAACACCTCTATCCTTTGTTTTAGCAATGAGTGAACGCTGTCCTTAATTGAATTCTGAAACTCACGACCGCACAGAACTAGACAGTATTTTGACGCAGCTTGAGTTAGTAGTGCATCAGCTACAGCAAAAGATTTACCGCTTCCACGTCCTCCATAAATTATTTTGTATCTACAAGGTTGAAATAGTAGTAATTGCCACCACTCAATCCTCAAGTCTGTGCGCTGGCTTTTCATTTACGTATATATTAATTTGTCTTGGTTCTTTTTTTAATGGAGTTGTATCTTTGGTCTCAACTACTTGTTTTTCTGACCATTCACCTAGAGCTTTTAATGAAAAAATAAGAGATGTAGCACATCCAGTTTCATCAATACCCATTGATTTATTTTCTATTTTTTTGGATAACTTTAAGATTTTTTGAGCTCTACCTTTTTTATACTGTTGGGAAACCTCTGGCTGACGCTTTCTAATTTCATAAAAGGTACTTCTATCTATGCCAAAATAATCAGCTATTTGCTCGGTTGTTAAATGAGCAGATAATCTTTCAACTTTTTTTATTTGTTTTTCTGTGAGTTCAATTTCGGGACGACCGCCCAAGTTCTTTTCTGTCATTGTATAATATCGCAATTTAAGTGATTGTATTATACCTGTTCCATCAGTTATTGACAAGTTAGTATTGTATGCTACCCTTGACGAGGAGATTGTGCCTAAAGCGTATATTTTATATTTTTCCTTTCTTCTGCAATCTCCATCCTCAAAAAATTAAAATCTAAGAAAATTTCTTAAAAAGATTCTATCAAAAAAATACACCATAATTTATCTTATGGAAATTGTTGCTAAAATATCGCATTATTTTTAGTTTAAATATTAAAATATTAACCTAAATTAAGTCTAGATTTTTTAACTCTTCTTTTAATCTTTTCCTCTTATTAGCCTCAAATTCTTCTTTGAATTTTTTTAGTGCCGATTTGTCTGTTTCAGAAAAGGTCATCATTGGTTGATATTTTTCTATATGAAGTTTTTTCTTAGCTTCTGATGGCTCTTTATTTTTACTTGATGAACGTTTTTCTAATCCACGATTTATAGCCTCTCTTAATTTTACATCTCTTTTTCTTGCCTTGCTTAACGTAGAGCAATCAATATTAAAATGTACAGCCACTTCATTCAAAGTATATTTACTCGCCAACTCTTCAGCTTCAATAATTTCTTCTTTAGTGAACACCTTTGCTTTTTCCCCCATAATCACCTCCTAAAATAAAATTTCGTCATCTTCAATTTCGGTTGTAGGTTCTTGAGCCTGTTTGCTTTCTCCTATCTTAAAACGTCCATTATCCTTTTGTTCTAATGAAGCTTCCTTACTATTTGAACCAAGTAATACTAAGTTTGAACTGTAGCCTTTTAGTATAACCTCAGTGGTATATTTTTCCTGATTATCCTTATCTATCCACTTTTTAGTCTGTAGCTGACCTTCAAGATAAAGTTTTGTACCTTTCTTAACATAATTTTTTATTACTTTAACTAAACCTTCATTAAAACATATAACTCTATGCCACTCGGTCTTATCTTTTTTTTCACCACTAGATTTATCTTTCCAGCTTTCAGTAGTAGCTATACTAAGATTAGCTATTTCTTTGCCATCACTAGTCGATCTGATTTCTGGGTCTTTTCCTAGATTCCCTATCAGGGTTACTTTGTTTACACTTCCTGACATTTATTTTTCCTTTGTAATTTTGCATAATAAACACCTAGCTAATTAATTGTTATGGAACTAGGAGCTTAAGCAAGTCAGTTAAACGACCTCTATTATACTTCATGCCAGAAGCACTTATAATAATAGGCTCCTAGCATAAAATAACTAGGAATTTAAATTTAACTAGTGCGCTTAAACACCGTGTTTAAAAATTAGCAGATAACAATTAGACTATCAAGTAGATAATAGAATAGTCCTGAGACTTGATATAAGACACGTACAAGAGCAAATAGAGTAACTTGTGGAGGGTTTATGTATTTGCAAAAAAGTCGGAGTTGTGATAAGTTTCTTATGAGTTCTAAATTATATCTTTAAAAAATGAATTATTCATTTAATAACAGTTTAGAAAGTAAGAAAGCCGTCGCATGGTGCAACGGCTCAACCAACAGTTTTGTTAATCTAATCTTTTGCGAGAATGCAGATTTAACAGACGAAAACAGACAACGGAGAATGTTTTTCAGTTCTGATTTTATATTGAAATTATTCAATATGTCAAACTCAAAATATATCTTTTTTTGTATTGTACAACAAATTTAGCAAAGTATCAATAGCTTACTAAATTAGTCAAGTATTCGTCTTTATAGATGAATCACCTGTCGCAACTTTACTGAATGAGTTAGTTTCGTAAAACGCTTGAAAAAATATAAATTCCTCAAACGGTAAATTCTGTAATTCAATTAAAAGCACTCTATCTATTTCATCTAAATTTTCAATTTGCATACTACTCCCCCAAAAAATCTAAGTTAGGTTTTATCCATGGAAAATATAGCGTATCGTTATCCGTTATATTTTTCACTTCAATATCTACATCATGTTTCTTCGCCATGGATTCTATCAACGATTGTTTATTATCCATTTTATGACAAATGCTATAAGTTGCTTGTAGCTTTAGTTTTCTACCCTCTAAATCTATCACCTCCACTTGATCAAGGTTGATTTTCATTAGATCTTTTTGGTCTAAAAACAAGGCATTTAATACATCATTTTTAACAGCTTCCCATTTGCTTTCTTCGGGTGTTAACGGCTTAGGCTCACTACGTTTTTCGGTATCTTCTTTCGTTGCCATTTCAGGCTTGCCTGGCTTGATGAGAATCATTTTTACGCTTTTTCCGTAGACCAGCTGTATAGTCTCCCTAAGCTGTTGTTTTTCATTGTTTTTTAGTTCTAATCCCTGCTTAAATGCCAGCCCTATTTTGTTTGGTGCTATTGGCTTGATGTCCAGCTTTTGCTGTAATTCTGCTGCCGTTGCTGTTGGAAATGTTTTTAGAATCTGATAGTTGAGTTGCTGCCTTGGTTCTAACTGTGTTTGTGGTATAGCCATTGGTTTTTCCTCTTTAGCTTGATTTGTTAAAATTGGGGGGGTAGCGGTCCGCTTTTTTGCTTCTGTTTTAGGTGTTGTATCTCCGAGGACGTAGTCCGAGGCAATAGGTGTTTCAACGGATTCAGGTGTATCAGGTGGAAGATGTCCATAGTAGTCTGATTCTCCCTTTGCTAACCCAGCTTCTGCTAAAAGGTATTCAGGTGGTTCAGTTAGAACTGTATCGGCACAGTCAAGCTCCCAATCTCTTTCCAAGGTTTCCGTATTAGCAACAAAATCATCACCCAAAGATGATTTTTGTTGCGGTGTTTCTTGCTGTGAAGTTTTAGAATTTTTATTAGAATCAATTTTTTTTATTTTTAATTTTTCATTATTCGGAATAAATAAATCCTCTTTAGGAGGATTTATTATTCCTTTATCTACTATTGGCTGTAGAATTTTTTCTCCACCCTCGTAGAATTTTTTCTCCATGGTTGTAGAATTTTTTGGTACTTCTACCGCCTTAAGATTTGGCTTTTTTTGGGTTGTTTCTACATCTTCTAAATTTAATATTTTAGGTGCTTCTGTTGTAGACCAAACTTCAAAAACATTCGATAATAAAACTTCCTCCACTCTAACTTTTGGATGCCATTTAAAATTATATATATGAGATACTTGACCACGTAGGTTAGCATTCTGATGACGCTTTTTCTTAGTAGCTTGAGCAAACCAATCAGACGTTAAAAATACAGGTCTATAATTATTTCTATGCAATTGATATTCTAACCTGGAGCATAACATAACGGAGGCTTCAGATAGCATCTTGCTATTATCGTTCGCTCGTGTTATATTTGTCCAATCCAAATCGTATTTGGCATAAGGTTTTATATTTTCTCTCTTTTTATAAGAGTGTTTAAATTTAACAATGTTGGTTCTGGCCTTCATTAGATTACTCCTAGGTCTAGTATTATTTGGGTGTTCTGCTTTATTGGTTAGGTGTCTTTGTTGACTAAGCATGAGGCACCTCACTACCTTCTTTCAAAGATATTTCGTTATTAAGTGCCTCAGTTAGCAATTGAGTCAGGTTATTGAACTCTTTAAAAGCTAATTCAAAATCTTTACTAAAAGAGGTTAATTTTCTCTGATTGTTTTCGAGTTTTTCTCTATCCCTTTTGCTTATAGCTCCCATTAAATCAACAGCTGCACCTTGTAAAGAACAACCGAATAGACCTATTAGAGATGTATCTTCTAAAGCTATATGTAGTAGATTGTTAAAAATTCTTTTATATTCGTTTTCTATTTCTATTTTATTCATTGATATTATCTCCTGTATTTTGTGCAGTATGATCAGCGATTCTAAATTTCGTAGGCGTATTAAATTGATAGTCTCTTTCAGTGATAGTAAGCGGGTAACTTAGTTTTGCCTGTTTAAACAGTGCATTAAAAAGCTCCTTATTTCCCAGGTTAAAAAATTCTTCTTCAATTTGCTTAGCTCTCCACTCTTGCGGAATGAGCATAGCTATTGCTATTTTCTTCAGGTCTTCTTCAATCATCAGTTTTCTTCTTTTCTTTTTCTATTGATTCAGGAAGTTGAAACATAAATAGTTCATTTTTCACTTCTCTCAAATTATCTATTAGAGGCAAAAACCAGTGTCTTATTTCTTCCTTCGTTAACTCTGTCCTACCAATATACTCACAAGCTTTGTCTATTATTTTGCTTAACTCTTCATCAAGATTCTTAGCACGTTTTTCCTTAGTTCCCTTCTTACACCATTCTTTTTTACTCATCTATTCCTCCAAATGTTCTTCTAATATTGTTAATAATGTTTCTACAGTGTTAACAAACGTATGATTGTTAAATTGCTTTTCTATTATCATTACTCGTAATCTTTCTGTTAAAAGCATAAGCTCTTGTTCTCGGGTCATGCGTGTACTCCTAAAGGTTTAATTTGAAGTGTTTTGAGTAAAAAATGTTTTGATTTAGATGTATAAGGTACAGCTTTAAAACAAATAGAGTCTGATTCTGATTCTGATTCTGATTCTGATTCTGATTCTGATTCTGATTCTGATTCTGATTCTGATTCTGATTCTGTAGCTACTTCTTTGAGTATCCAGTATTCTTTAAAATGGATATGTCCATCTGTGCTGTATACATCTAGTAGTTTAATTTCTTTAATGATTTTACCATCATAGTTTGTAACTATTTCTTCTACTGGTTTGCCGTAGAAAGTGAGGAAGGGGTTTTCTTTTTGCTTAGGTGATAAAAACCTTATAGGTATTTGTATCGATATACAATTATGATTACCTATTGAAGGAGTTCTACTTTTATTGATTAACTTTAATTTTAATGAATCCCTGAAATATTCATAACAACGAGTACGAGATTTTTTTGTATACCTCATCATTTGTTTTATAGTAACGCATGATTTGTAAGGGCCTATATGAACAGATAATCTAGATAACCATTCAGCACCAGCTTCACACAGCCCTTCATCTTGAAAATGATCTTGTAGTGCGTATAATTCAATTGCATTTAATTCAAGCAAATTATTTCTCCATGAAATTTTTATAACGTAATAGTATATATGAGTTTCACAAGTTACGTAATATGCCGATTTTGGGATTTTTTGCTTTACAAAATAAATTAAATATGTCATATATTGTTTAAGTAGTTTAGTTTTGATTAAAAAATAAAAGCTATGGTCCCTTATTCTTCTAAAGGTTAAGGTTAATAAGAAGTAAAAATATTTTGTCATTATTTCTCGCAATTTAATAAAAATATTTTTTACATTAGTTAATAAATCACGAAAGGGGGTGTTAACGATTTTGATACTAAAGAAAATTCTTAAGGGTCTTTCTGTCATAGTTGGGCCTCTTTTTTTGCCTATTTTTTAAATTTTACCAAAAATAGCCGCCTACAATCACATGATTATTCATGTCAAAACTCAACTATTTCACTTAATTCAAGTATTTTTCAACTAATTCAAGCATTTAGTGTATATTTTTTTTTTTTCTGTTATAAACTTATTCAAGTAAATACACTAAATTAGTATTTTTATATTGTCAACCATATACTTTATAAAAAAAGTATTTACTTGAAAATATACGTTTTATGCATATATTATAGAAATAAAATAACAGAAGGGAAAATATGACGTTGAATAAAGAAAAATTAAAAAAAACTGTTAGTTTATCTAGCTTTTTTACAGTTGCAGAGAGTAATATTTTGCAAAAATTTATAGATATAGAAAAAAATAGTGTGGTGATTATTAGCCCCAAGGAGTTACAACTCGAACTAAAATTATCTCATACTTCGATTTATTCAGCCTTAAAGAGTTTAAGGTTAAAAGGAGTATTAAGTAAAATAGAAGAAAAAATGAGTTGTTATAAGTTAAATGAAGAAAAACTGGAACATTTTTATCAATTTGTTCGAGATTAAAGGTATGTATATGAGAAACTTTTTGTGTATATTTGTGTTATTTATAGTGAGTTCCTGCACGCATGAGACATCATGGGATGATTATTATCGTCATGTAAAAATTAAACCTAATACACCAGAGTATAATCAAGAATTAGATCAATGGAAAAACCCTTGGAAGTATAAGGCTTATGAACCCATACAACAAAAACAAACAAAGTCTGTTAAAAAGAAATCATCAAAAGCAGAAAAACAGGAATTAAAAAGACAAGCTGCTGAACGTGTCTGTCAAAAAAAGGCAACACAAACTATTGTTATACCACATCAACCAACTGCAACAGATGCACTTGCGGAAGGTTTTCAGAAATATAAAGATTTGCCAACAAAAAATGCTTATGCAGAATTAGATAATATGACAATGGCTAGTATTGGCGATGGTATGAAGACAGTAGCTAATGACAGAAGGCAAGATCCTCAAGTTTATACTCAATTTGATGAGGACTTATTTTATTTATGCATGAGTGAATACGGTTTTGATTTAGAGGAGCAATAAAATGATGATAGACACATATGGATTTGTATAAACTTAATAAGTTGCTTTTATGGTACAAGATGTTGTACAATAGCTATATTAATTATTTTATTAGGTTATTATTATGCAAATATACACAACAAGCCAAGCTAGAAATAAGTTCTTTACTTTAGTGGATGATGTTAATAGCCACCATGAGCCTGTATATATTAAAGGTAAGCGTAATGAAGCAGTAATGTTGTCTAAAGAAGAATACGAATCTTTGTTAGAAACTATGCATATATATTCTGTTCCTGGTTGGGCTGAAAGAATTCTTGAGGCTAGCAAAGAGCCTATAGAAGAATGTGTAGAGTGGACAGATGATATATAAAATAATACTAACTAAAAAAGCACTAAAACATGTTAGTAATTTAAAATCTGCTGGGCTTTACAATAAAGCTAAAAAAACAAGAGATTTGTTAACAAAAGAACCCCACCCTTTAAATTCTAAAGAGCTTAATCGTGACCTGAGAGGAAAAAGATCTATTAGAATTAATATTCAACATAGATTAGTCTATGAAGTAAATGAAGAAAAAAAAGTGATTAAAATATTAAGTATGTGGGGACATTACGACGATTAATGAGATCTATTAACAAGTTTTTTCTAATATTATTATTTCTTACCACTTCGTCCTTAGCATCTGAGTCTAAATTTTCAGTATGCTTCACTCCTCCGCACAATCAATGCGGTTCATTCATAGTAAGTCATATAGACCAAGCAAAAAAGAGTATATACGTCCAAGCGTATGGCTTTACCCATCCAGATATTATTAACTCACTAAAAGAAGCTACAAAACGTAATGTTAATGTTGAGATAATCCTTGATAGTAGCAACTTCTCAAAAAAGAAACTTCCCTTAATAAGAGAATTAGAAGAAGTAGGAATAAAAATATATAAAGCCAAAGTTTCTGGCATAGCTCATAACAAAATAATGATTATTGATGAGAAAAAAGTGCTCACTGGCTCTTTTAACTTTACTAAGTCCGCAGATGCCCGAAACGCTGAGAATATCTTGATTGTACGAGATAGGCGGCTAGTAAAAAAGTATCTTGAGAATTGGAATAATTAAATTAAATACTTTTTTTTTAAAGTAAATGCTTGACAAACTCCTCACCCCCCATTATACTCCAATCATAGCTTAAGGAATTAAAAAAAAGGCACCTAAACCGAAAGCTTAGATGCCTAAATTTCTTAAGTTATCTTTGGGGCTAGCTACATCCAAGTGCTAGCTCCATCGAAGGCTCATCTGCTCGAACAGATGAATAAAAATATTAAATATTAAAGAGGCCAATTAGGCCTTTAATTTCAACCGCATAGAGGAGGTCAAAATCATGTCATATAGTAGCAAAAAAGCATTAATAAGTAAAGGAATAAGTGGCGTAGTATGTAATATTTGTGATAGAATGATATCACAAATAGACTGCGAGAGAATAATGTCACTAGTTAATATGCCTAATGTTGGCGTTGTAGATGAAGTTAGAACTGATTTTGGACTACCTTTAAAAGACGTCACGAATACCCTAAAGAATATATCTGAAAGAGCGGATAACAAATTCCTACTAGGCGATAGAGGCAAAGAGCTTTTAGATAAAGTTTCTCAATACAGAATCCCAATAGACAAAAATAATTTAAACTGGTTCGACCTTATAGATGAGGTTGCGGACTATGAGTTGTTGCTTGAAGAAGCTTATAGAGCAGGCGTTGATTGGGATATTTCTGAATATGACCCAGTAGCACTCCAGCAAGAAATTGAATACTACGAGAGGAGAGAGCGCGAAGCGCAGCAAGATTTGTATCGTAGCTTTTATAGTCAACCGTGTTTGGGGGTGTAGTCATGAGTTATCGTAGAGAGTTTATAGGTTCTTTTGATAGGTACGTTACAATAGATGATTTAACGTATTATTTAATATTAGATGAAGGTCATTATGAATGGCAGTATCTAATTAACTGTAGAGAATATACCGAGTATGTAGGTGAGTTAAAGCCTAATGATAAGCTAGATATTAAGGCGGATGCTACTGAGAAATTATCTGAAGGCATTTTGTTAGAAAATGTTGTATGGAGACCTTTGGAGGTAGTATTGCCATGAATATTATAGAAGCTTTAAAACTTGCCTATGAAGGTAGGAAAGTACGAAGAAAAACATGGTATTTTGCAGATAATAATCGTTGTGTTCATATATTTGTAGCATATAAACCAACGGCAGAAAGTGATATGTCGCAAATTCCTTTAAAAACTTTTTTTCCTAATAATGAGAATGAGTCTAAATACAGCAATTTTTTGCCTGCAGATATCTTAGCTGATGATTGGGAGGTTGTGAATGAGTAGAGAACAATTTTTACTAGATCGCAAGAAAGGTATAGGAGGCAGTGATTGTGCAGCTATCCTTGGAGTATCACCATGGAGAACGGCTTTAGACGTGTACAATGACAAGCTTAACCCTGATGTAGTTGACGAAATGAATGCGGATATGCGTAGAGGCATCTTAGCTGAGGAGTTTGTACTCAAAGAATATGTAGACCGCAGTGGTGAAACTATAGAGACAAACATACCAACTATAGTTAGCTCTGAATATCCATTCATGCGTGCAAATATTGACGCCAGGATAAAAGGCCAGAATGTTATTATTGAGGCTAAAACTACAAAGGCAAATATATCAGCGTGGGATAATGGTTTGCCTGAATATTACAAGGCTCAAGTAGCGTTCTATGCAATGTTAACAGATGCCGAGCGTGTAGATATACCAGTGTTATTTTCTGGTTGGGAATATGCATGTTTTACTTATTGGAGAGATGCTGAGTATGAGGCCAATCTTAAGCAAGCGGTAATAGATTTCTGGCAGAATTATATAGTTAAAGGAATACCACCCCGCCCTAGAACACCAGAGGAATTAAAAATAGCCTATCCATCAATTGATACTGAGCTAGTTAAAAAAGCGGATGATCATATTCGTCATGTAGTTTCAGAATATCAGGAAGTATCCAACCAAGTGAAAAAGCTAGAAGAAGAAAAAGAATCATTAAAAAACACCATATTAGTATATATGGAAAATGCAGGTCAGCTTGACGCTGGTTTCTGCAAACTAGCTTTAAAGGATAGGACCATAAATAGGTTGGATACAACAGCTTTAAAAAATCAAAACCCAGAAATATATCAGAGTTATTTAAAGGAAACTCACTCAAGGTTTCTACAATTCATGAGAGGTTAGTTATATGAATACATCTACACAAGAAGAAATCAACACATCTACATCAGAAGTAGTAAGTGTGTCTACACAAGAAGAAATCAACACAACCGCACAGGAGGTTGTAAGTGTATCTACACAAGAAGTAAAGGCACTAAAACCTAATGATGCTATATATGACCTTTGCGACAAGAGAAGAAATAAGCTACTTCCATTCTTAAATAATAACTCTATGCAGTTTGAGAAGTTGGCACGTTCTTTTGCCTGGGAAATTAATACTAACGATAAGCTAAGGCAGTGCAGTCAAAAGTCTATGATAGATGCATTCTATAAGTGTTGTGAATATGGGCTAGACCCAGCGTCTTCTTTAGGTCAAGTTTGGATGATACCATATAATGGGAGTTTAGGTTTTCAAATAGGTTATAGAGGATGGCTCAAGTTATTATGGAATAGCCCACAAGTAGCAAATGTGTATTCTTATGCAGTATATGAAGATGATGAGTTTTCGTATGAGCTAGGGATGAATCCAAATATTAAGCATATTCCAGCTAGAGATGGGGATAGAAGTCTTGATAAGCTAATAGCAACTTATGGAGTAGTTAAGCTAAAGAATGGTGAAGCTCAAATCAAAGTATGTTATCGTGATGAAATAGACCAAAGTAAGGCATCGTCTAAAGGTGCTCATAAGTCAGATAGTCCATGGCGTCATCATTTTGAAGCTATGGCGTTAGTTGTGCCAATTCGTAGAATGGCAAAGAATCTCGGTTTAACAATGCGTGCTGATGAGTTTGACGATGTTAGTAATGAACTACAAAGTATTAGAGAGGTAGCATGAGTAAGTATAATTTTGAAATATCTGGTAGAAAAGTTGACTCAATTCAATCTGCTCTAGATAGCGAGATATTTATAGAAATTACATCAACAAAGTTTTGTGGTACTAGGATGTACCTTAAGTTTTTATTAGAATACAATAGTAAAACACCAATATTTAAAAAAGTTGAGTTAAAACCTAATGCTGGGTGGAGTTCAGATGAACATAAAGGTTTTTTGAAAGGTTATTTTGGCTTTTTAGAAGAAAGAGAATTTAACGCTGCCATAGAAGAATTAAAACTAAAATTAAATGGTCAGCATTTAAGTAATAACTTTCCTTTGTTGTGGAATGATTTTGTACGTGAGTTTTATAGCTGGTATTCAGACAATGTAGATTCGGTAATTAAAATGGAACTAGAAATATTTAATAAATATGCAAAAACCCCCAACAATTAAAAAAGAGACTCTACTGAATTATTTAGTTTATGCTGATGATAATGTAGACATTTTTAAGCTGGTAAAACATATTGCTATGTATAGCGGTGGATCATTAAAATTAACGTATTCAGCTAGAAATAAAGCTGAGTGGAATATAGAGGAATAAAATGAGTAAACACGAATTAAACAAAAAATTATTTAATGCAGTAATGAATAATAACCTTGAAGTAGTAAAATGCCTAGTAAATAAAGGAGCGGATGTTAATGCTAGGAACAAATATGGGATTACACCTTTACATTATGCTGCTCAGGAGGGAAAGCTTGAAGTAGTAAAATGCCTAGTAAATAAAGGAGCGGATGTTAATACTAGGTGCGAAGATGGGATTACACCTTTACATTATGCTGCTCGGGAGGGAAAGCTTGAAGTAGTAAAATGCCTAGTAAATAAAGGAGCGGATGTTAATACTAGGTGCGAAGATGGGATTACACCTTTACACATTGCTGTTATAAATAATAACCTTGAAGTAGTAAAATGCCTAGTAAATA